GGTAATTCGAACCCCGCGCTCTCGCCAGTGAATGGTGGGTGGAAATGGTGAACGGTGAAGGTTCGCAGGTGAATGCGCTGTCGCAGGCGGCCATCGGGCGGGCGTTGGGGCTGTCGCCGCCAGCTATCACCAAGCTCAAGGGGCAGGGGATGCCAGTCAACACCGTAGAGGCCGCCCAGGCGTGGCGGCTGGCGCGGCAGAACATTGCCGCCCGCAAGCCGCTGCCATCTGACTCGCCGCTGGCTGCGGTGGTGCCGATGGTCCATGCGCCAGGCGAGCGTGCCGACGACGAAAGCCACGACCAGGCGCGTGCCCGCCGTGAGCGTGCCGAGGCCGACCTGGCCGAGCTGAAGCTGGCCGAGCTTCGCGGTGAGCTGGTGCGCGCCACGGCCGTGCGTGCCGCCATTGCCCGCCAAGCCGCCGGCCTGCGTGAGGCGCTTTTGCAGATGCCGTCGCGCCTGGTGCCCATCCTGGCGGCCGACCCCGACCCGGGACGGATGGATATGGCTCTGCGCGCCGAGATCGTGTCGGCGCTGCAGCAGATCACCGGGGCCACCTGATGGATGAGATGAACTTGATGCAGGTCGAGCTGAGCCAGTTCACGCGGGCCAATTCGCGCGGACGACCGCCTGTGCGGGTTCCGTCTGGGCCTGGTGTGTATGTGTTCTACATGGGTTCTCAGGTGGTCTACATCGGGATGAGTTCCGACCTTGCGCGCCGCACACAGCAGCACTGGTATCCACGCAGTGATGTCGGGTTCTTTTGCTGCGATGAGTCAAGCGCTCGATGGATCGAGAAACGACTGATCGCAAAGCATCGGCCCGTTTTCAACACCAAGGGCGTGTAGTGGGCTCACGCGACCCTGCCCTGCTCGATGCTGACGCGCTGGTTGGCGAGGTGCTGGCCGAGTTCCTGGCGCCGCCGCCGCTGCTCAGCGTGACCGAGTGGGCCGAGCGCAACCGCGTGCTGTCGGGCAAGGATTCCAGCGAGCCCGGACCCTACCGCGTGGCCCGCACGCCCTATGCGCGCGAGCCTATGGACTGCCTGAGCCAGACCAGCCAGGTGCAGGAGGTGGTGCTGATGTGGGGCGCGCAGACCAGCAAGACCACCATCGGCAGCAACTGGCTGGGCTACCTGGTCGACACCAACCCGGGGCCGGTGATGATCGTGCAGCCCACCATCGACATGGCCAAGCGCTACAGCCGGCAGCGCCTGGCGCCGATGATCGAAGAATCGCCCGCGTTGCGCAGAAAGGTGCGCGAAAACCGTAGCCGCGACGAGGCCAACACCACGCTGCTCAAAGAGTTCGCCGGCGGCTTCATGGCCGTGGCCGGCGCCAACAGCGCAGCCGGCTTGCGGTCGATGCCGGTGCGTGATCTGTTCCTCGACGAGATCGACGGCTACCCGGTGGACGTGGACGGCGAGGGCGACCCGATCAAGCTGGCCGAGGCCCGCCAGACCACGTTCGCACGCCGCAAGCGGCTGAAGACCAGCACGCCCACCACCAAGGACTTCAGCCGCATCGAGACCGCCTACCTTGAGAGCGACCGCTGCCGATTTGAGGTGCCGTGCCCGCATTGCAGCGCGCTGCAGGCGCTGGAGTGGGGCGCCAGCGGCGAGTACGGCATCAAGTGGGACCGTGACGCCGATGGCCGGGCGCTGATCGAGACCGTGCGCTACGTGTGCCGCGCCACCGGCTGCGAGATCCTCGAGCATCACAAGCCCGCCATGCTGGCTTCTGGCCAGTGGGTCGCGGCACAACCTGGCGCGCAAGACGGGCGCGTGCGTGGGTTTCATCTGTCCAGCCTTTACAGCCCGCTGGGCTGGCTGAGCTGGGCCACGCTGGTCGATGAGTGGCAGCGCGCCACGGACGCCGCCCGCGCAGGCGACCCCAGCCTGCTGCGCGTGTTCGTGAACACCAGGCTGGCGGAAACCTTCCAGGAGCAAGGCGACAAGGCCGACGAGCACGCCTTGCGCCGCCGTGCCGCTGACATCCCGCTGCGCCAGGTCACCTGGGGCCACTTTGTGATGACCATGGGCGTGGACACGCAGGGAGACCGCCTGGAGGCGTACCTGTGGGCCTGGGGCCGTGGGATGGAGCGCCAGCTGGTGGACCGTGCGGTGTTCTACGGCGACCCGGCGCTGCCTGAGTCGGACCCCGGCAGCCCCTGGGCCCAGCTCACCGATTACCGCCGCACCCCGGTGTTGCACGCCAGCGGGCGGGCGGTGCCGCTGCTGGCGGTGTTTGTCGACTCCGGCGGCCACCACACGCAGGCCGTCTACGCCTACGGCCGGGCGCACCAGCATTCGCATGTCTACCCGGTCAAGGGCATGAGCGTGGCCGGCAAGGCCATCCTGGGCAAGCCCAGCGACCAGGATGTGACCTGGCGCGGCACCAAGCTCAAGGGCGGGGTCAAGCTGTGGCCGATCGGCACCGACACCGCCAAGAGCGAAATTTATGGCCGACTGCGCACCGAGCAGCCCGGCCCGGGCTACGTGCACTTGAGCCGCCACTTGGCGCCCGAGGTGTTCGAGCAGCTGACCGCCGAGCGCCTGGTCACCCGTTACAGCAAGGGCCGGTCGCGGCTGGAGTGGATCAAGCCCAACGGCCGGCGCAACGAGGCGCTCGACTGCGCTGTCTACGCACTGGCAGCCGCCCATTTTGTGGGCATCGACCGCTGGCGCGAGGGCGACTGGGCCAAGTGGCAGGCCCGGGTGGAGACGCGCGATCTGTTTGACGGCGGCCAGGCCCCGCCGGTGGGCACGCCAGCGGCGGCCCCGCCCGTTGCCGCCGCGGTGCCGGCTGCGCCGGCTGCCAGCCCTAGCCCGGCCAACCCATCCAGCCTGGCCCGCCCATCCACTCCGGCGATTGCCCCGGCCGGCCTCAGGCCCCGCTACGCAGTGAACTACAAACGATGAGCCGACCTTCCGCCGCACCGCCGCAGCCCCTGCCGCCGCCCACCATGCCCTGGGACGAGGCCGGGGACGACGACATCGTGGCCGACATCCTGCGCCGCGTGCTGGCGCTGGCTCCCGAGTTCAGCGCCGCGCTGATGCAGCCCCTGGTGCAGGTGGACCGCGAGGTGCGGGAGACCTGGGGCGGTGAACGGCTGTGGATTGCCCGCCGCGCCGGCCAGGGCCGCAGTGAACGCAACGAGGCCATTCGCCGCGACCACCGAGCCGGCGAGCACACCGGGCTGCTGTGCCGGCGCTACCAGCTGAGCCGGCAGCGCATCCACCAGATCCTGCGCGAGCCGCCCGAGGCAGTCTGACCCAGAGGCGTCAAGCCGCCTGCCTTGGCGGCTTGACGGTCCCGCCCGTAGATTCGCCCCCACCGACCCGCATCTATGGCCGACATCCCGACTATCGAGCCCGCCGTCCTCAACGCTGGCGACACCCTCCGCTGGACCCGCAGCCTGGCCGACTACCCGGCCAGCGCGGGCTGGGTGCTGTCCTACGTGCTGATCAATGCCGCGCTGAAAATCAGCATCACCGGCAGCGCATCTGGCAACGACCACAGCATCCTGGTGCCGGCTGCCACCAGCGCCGGCTACGCGCCGGGCGTCTATGACTGGCGGGCCCGCGTCACCAGGGCCGGCGAGGTCTACACCGTCGGGGAAGGGCGCCTGACCATCAAGGCCAGCTTTAGTGCGTCCACCTTTGACGCGCGCAGTGCCGCCCGCCGCACGCTGGACGCCATCGAGGCGACGATTGAGGGGCGTGCCGGCAGCGCAGTGCTGGAATACGAGATTGCCGGCCGCCGCATGAAGTACATCCCGGTGAGCGAGCTGCTGCAGCTGCGCGACCGTTACCGCGCCGAAGTTGTCCGCGAGGACGCAGCCGCCGCCGTGGCCGCCGGCCTGCCCGACCGCCGCCGCGTCTACGTGAGATTCGGACCATGAGCTTTCTCGATTCGGCACGCCAGTGGCTGCGCCGCCGGGCGCCCGTGCCCGCCCGCCGCCGTTTTGAGGGCGCCCGCGCCGACCGACTGACGGCCGACTGGCAGGCCACGGTGAGCAGCATCAACGAGGAACTGCGCGCCGACCTGGACCGCTTGCGCAGCCGCTGCCGCCACCTGGTCAACAACAATGATTACGCGCGCAAGTTCAGGCAGATGGTGCAGACCAACTTGGTCGGCCCTGGAGGCGTGCGCCTGCAGGCCCGCGTGCAAGACGGGCCCGGCCGACCCGACCGCCTGGCCAATGCCGCCATCGAGGCCGCCTGGGCAGAATGGTCGGCCGCCTGCGACCTGGCCGGCCGCCCGCTGCGCGACTTGTGCGAGACGCTGGTGGGCCAGCTGCCGGCCGATGGTGAATTCTTTGTTCGCATGGTGCGCGGCCCGGCCGCTGGCAACCGCTTTGGCTTTGCGCTGCAGCCCATCGACGCCGACCGCATCGACACCACCTACAACCAGGCCGGCGTGGCCGGGCGCAACGCCGTGGTCATGGGCGTGGAGGTGGACGCCTACCGCCGGCCGGTGGCCGTCTGGGTCTACAGCGCTCACCCCAATGACGGCATCCATGCCGGCCGCCAGCGTGAGCGCATCCCTATGCAGGACTTGCTGCACTGCTTCAAGGCCGAGCGGCCCGAGCAGCTGCGCGGCATCCCCTGGATGGCGCCCGGCGTCATCAGCCTGTACCACCTGGGCAAGTTCAGCCTGGCCGCGCTGCTGGCCGCCGAGCATGGCGCCAATCACTACGGTTTCTTTTCGACACCCGACGGTGTGGCCCCGGTAGGCGTGGACGAAGGCGGCGAGCAGATCAGCGTGAGCCAGCCTGGCACCTACGATGTGCTGCCGCCAGGCGTCAGCTTCCAGCAGCACGAGAGCAAGTATCCAGACCAGGCGTTTGCGCCGTTCGTCAAGGCCCAGCTGCAGCGCATTGCCAGCGGCTGGGGGGTGGCTTACCACTCGCTGGCCAATGACCTGGAGGGTGTGAACTTTTCCAGCATCCGCAGCGGCACGCTGGAAGAACGCGACCGCTGGTCCAGCGACCAGGAATGGCTGATCGCCGCGCTGCTGCGGCCGGTCTACCTGCAATGGCTGCAGCAGGCCCTGCTGCGCGGAGCCATTGTCACGCCTAACGGCAGTCCCCTGCCGGCAGCCAAGATCGACAAGTTCAGCCGCCACCAATGGCAGCCCCGCCGCTGGGATTGGGTGGACCCCATGCGCGACACCGAGGCCAACATCCTGAAGGTGCGCGCTGGCCTGATGAGCCCGCAGGATCTCAGTGCTGCCATGGGCTACGACTTTGAGGACACCCTGGCCGCCATCAAAGAGGCGCAGGACTTGGCGCAGGAGTTTGGGGTGCGACTGACAGCCTACGACGCCACGCCCGGCGCCAGTCCTGCCGGCCCCGTTGCTGGCAACGGTGCGCCTTCGGCTTCCAACTAGCTGCAGCAGGCATCTGCCTGACCAATTACGAAAGACCACCGTGGCCATCCAACTCAGTACCACTCTGCGTAACGCCATGGTGGGCCAGTACGAAACCACCATCGGCGTTAGCGCCAAATTGCAAATCCGCAGCGGCGCCCAGCCGGCCACCTGCGCCACCGCCGACAGCGGCACGCTGCTGTGCGAGATCACGCTGCCCAGCGACTGGCTGGGTGCGGCATCTGCCGGCGCCGTGTCGCTGCTGGGAACCTGGTCGGGCACTGGCGCCGCCGCTGGCACCGCAGCTCACTACAGGCTCAAGGACAACGCCGGCAGCACTTGCCACGAGCAGGGCAGCGTGACAGCCACCGGCGGCGGCGGGGACCTGACGCTGGACAACACCAGCATTGCATCCGCGCAGGCGGTCACCGTCACTAGCTGGACGCGCACGCAGGGCGGCGCTTAATGCCGTGAACGGCTGAGGATTAGCATGGCCATTGAAGTCAAGCACAGCACGCAGGCCGCCGGCACGGACGCCGGCAACGGCGAAATCCGCAAGGCTCAGTGGAACGAGAGTCACACCCTGAATATGGCGAGCGCCAGTCTGCTTGGTCGCTCGACCGCAGGCGCTGGCGCCGCCGAAGAAATTAGCATTGGGTCTGGCCTATCGCTGTCTGCAGGGGCGCTGGCCGCCTCAAAAGCGTTCCCCACTGGGGATATTGTCGGGACGACCGATACCCAGAACTTTAGCAACAAGACGTTTACGGACAACCCGACATTCTCCACTGGCACCGCCAATGGAGTGCTTTATCTGAGCGGGTCAAATGTATTGTCCAGCGATGCAACGCTGACGTTCGATGGGACGGCTTTGCGAACTAGCGGTTCCTCCGGCGTTCCGTTTCAGGTGTACAGATACGCTGCAAGCGGCAGTGCAATTATTGGGCAGTACACGGCCTCCGGCACATCAGCCGCGCCCACCGCAGTTGTCAATGGCCGAGCCATTGGCAGAAACAATTTTTCTGGATACGACGGGACAAGTTTTTTTAATGCTGCTGCAATTTCCGTTTTTGTAGACGGGGCCGTATCTACCGGGTCGGTGCCGGGTAGAATTGTTTTTACAACGAACAGCGTCGGCGGCGTGGCAGCTGCTGAGCGAATGGCTATTAGCGCCTCCGGCAACGTCAGCATTGCAGGGCTAACCGCGTCCAAGCCTGTCTTCACCGACGCATCGAAGAACCTGACTAGCACCGGAACGCTGGGCGTTGACCAGGGCGGCACGGGGCAAACGTCCTACACGGACGGGCAGCTACTGATTGGCAACTCCACTGGCAATACGCTGACCAAGGCAGCATTGACCGCCGGGTCTGGAATCTCGATTACCAATGGCTCTGGCGCTATAACGATAGCGTCCACAGGTGGTGGCTCGTCTGCCATCACCATCTCCAACAAGACGGGCGCATACACTGTAGTCGCTGGCGACGTTGGCACAATCATCAACTGCACTTCAGGCACGTTTACTGTTTCGCTCACTGCGGCAGCAACGCTCGGGGCGGGGTTCAATTGCTGGGTATGGAACACCTCAACCACGACAACTCACGCTGTTACCGTAGACCCCAGTGGCGCGGAGACCATTGACGGCGTAGCAACACTTATTCTCCGCCATGGCGAAGGCGTTGAGATTGTGTGCGATGGGACTAACTGGCAGACCGGCAGCAAGAAAACGATGCGGGGGTATGCGGAAAATCTTGAGACAACAACGCCTAGGCCAACTGCAACCGGTTCAAATTCAATATCTATTGGTGCAAATAGCGCAGCGACAAACACATCGTCGACTGCAATTGGAACAGCTACTGGTGCGACATCGACTAATTCAACCGCATTGGGGTTAAATAGCGGTGCAAACGGTTCTCAAGCCGTAACTGGTTCTGGGGCTATGGCACTCGGCGGCTCGTATGCGTCGGGTACGGATAGTTTTGCTGCTGGTGTTGCCAACAATACGAGCAGTTACGGCGCTCTACAGGCAAACGCAGTCGCCATAGGCCAAAACGCAAAATGTAATGCTAATTCAGCGCTTTCCTTGGGTTTTTTTAGTAACGCAAGCGGATCGTATTCTGTTGCTATTGGGTATGGTGCTACCGCTTCGGGTGGGTATAGTATAGCAATCAGTGGCGACTACAGTTCATCAGCTTCCGCTACAGGGGCAGTTGCTCTAGGTACTGCTGTAGTGGCTAACACTGTTGGCAAGTACGCATATTCTGGGGGGCTTCTCGGCGGAGTTGGTTCAAGTCAAACGGGTACATTTGTATTGGGTGTGACTACATCTAGTGCAACAGCAACCGTACTGGCAACAAACGGTTCTGCGGCTGGCTCACTTAACCAAGTCATTATTCCCAACAATTCAGCTTACGCTTTCAGCGGAATTATTGTTGCCCGCCAGCGGGCTCCTTATGGCACCGAATCGGCAGCATGGAAGGTCGATGGATTGATTCGCAGGGAAGGCACCGCAGCAAGTACAACGCTGGTGGCCTCCACAGTCAACGCAATCAGCAACGTGCCCGGCTGGACTTTGGCTCTGTCGGCAGACACGACCAATGGTGGTTTGGCTGTAACCGCAACTGGCTCGGCAACAGCCTCGATCCGGTGGGTTGCTACTGTGCAAACATCAGAAGTCACTTACGTATAAAAAGCAACCATGGCGATTCAAATTGATCTCTCAGCATCTCAGTATGGCGTTCCATTTGCGGGGGCATACTTCCGCATCGTTACTGCAGCCGTGAGCCGCACCCGTGATGCAAACAGCCGCCACAGCGTGATGTTGGACGTTGTTGGTTACGCCACCCAGCCGCAGGATGATGACACCCGTGATGTGGACTTTCGCCGCTATCACTGCCCCCTTGCTGAAATAGAAGCCCAAACGGGCGAAGGCTTCCTGGCTAAGTGCTACGTATGGGTCATGGGTCAAGCTGACATGGCCGGAGCGCAGGCGGTGTAAGCGATGGCCGGTATTTTTGACACCGGCATATTTGACACGGGGATCTTTGATAGCCCGGTATCAGGCTCGACCAGTTCCGGCACCAGCACTGCGCAGATTGACCTGGCCGGATCGGCGTCGGCATCCGTGCGCGTGGCAGGCGCCAGCGCCGGCACATTGGCCCTGGCTGGCACCGCCACGGCAACAACTGGTGCGGCGCCAGTCCTGGGCCAATCAGCAGGCACGCTGCATCTGGTCGGCAGCGCATCAGCACAGATCGTTGTGCGCGCCACCAGCAGCGCCACTGTCAGCCTGGTGGCCACGCCTGCGCCCCGCATTGCCCCAGCCGACCGCACCCTGCGGATTGCTGCAGACGACCGCATCCTGCGCATGGCGATTGACGACCGGTTGCTGCAAATTGCGGCCGACGACCGCACGTTGCGCATTGCGGCCGAAGACCGGTTGCTTGTCATAGGGATAGAAGATCGAACCATGAGGATTGCCCCGCCATGAACGAATTGCACGAAGACCGGCCCATTTCCCGCGGGGCCATGCTCGACTGGTCCTGGAATTGGGCCGACTGGCTGCCAGCTGGCGACAGCATCTCCACCCAGGCAATCGCCACCACTGATGCGCTGACATCCACGGCCGCAAGCGCTGCGAGCGGCGTAGTCTCTGCAGTGATCAGCTGCAGCGCCGATGCGCCCATCGGCTCGCGCCAGCGCGCCACCTGCACCATCACCACCGCGTCGGGTCTGACCGATAGCCGCAGCATCCGACTTGTGGTCACTGCCCGCTGACCTGCCGCGGCGTCAAGCCGCCTGCCTTGATCGCTTGACGCGCACAACCGCACAGTGCGCGCAATGCAGCACACCGACATCCCCCAGGAACTGGCCCGCCACCTGAGCAACGGCCGCGCCGAGCGCGCCCTGCAGGTCGAGCGCGCAGTCATTGACGAAGCCGCCCGCACCGCCACGCTGGGGTTTGCGTCTGAGCTGCCGTACGAGCGCCACTGGGGCGTGGAAATCCTCAGCATCAGCCGCGCCGCCATGCGTCAAGGCCGGCTGCGCAGCGGCGCCAATCTGCTTGTCGACCACGATACCCGTGATGTGGTCGGCGTCATCGAATCGGTCGAAATCGGCGCGGACAAAGTTGCCCGCGCTGTGGTGCGCTTTGGCAAAAGCGCCCGGGCGGCCGAAGTGTGGCAGGACGTGGTTGACGGCATCCGCCGCAACGTCAGCGTCGGCTACCTGATCCACCAGGCGCAACTGGTCGAGACGCGAGACGGTGTGGAAACCTACCGCGTCACCGACTGGGAGCCCTTTGAAATCAGCCTGGTCAGCGTGCCCGCCGACCCCACCGTCGGCGTCGGCCGCGCCCTGGCCCAGGACGACGCCCCCGCGCCGGCCGCCATCACCAAGCCGGCCGCGGCTGAGCCCATGGCCCCCACCCTTCTCATCGAATCCAAGGACACCACCATGTCAGACATCACCGTCATCGACCAGCGCAACCACGCCGCTGACATCACCAAGATCGCCAAGAGCCTGCCTGGCGGCGCCGAGATGGCCATGGACGCCATCCAGCGCGGCCTGACCGTCGAGCAGTTCCAGGCCGAGGCCATCACCAAGCTGGCCAACAAGCCCACGGCCACCGCCGACATCGGCATGGACAAGCGCGAGCTGCGCCGCTACAGCGTGATCCGCGCCCTCAACGCCATGGCCAACCCGCAAGACGCCAGCGCCCAGCGCGCCGCCGCGTTTGAGCTGGAATGCTCCAGCGCCGTTGCACAGGTGGCCGGCAAGCAAGCGCGCGGCATCTTCCTGCCGACCGACGTGCAAAAGCGCGACATCACCGCGGCCACCGGCGGCACCGACGGCGGCAACATGGTTGCCACCGACCTGATTGCCAGCGACTTCATCACCATGCTGCGCAATGCCATGGTGTTGCCCGGCCTGGGCGCGCGCATGCTGACCGGCCTGTCCGGGAACGTGGCCATTCCCAAGCAGGCTACCGCGGCCAGCGCTTACTGGGTGGCAGACAACAACGCCCCGACCGAGAGCACCCAGACCTTTGGCCAGGTGACCATGACGCCCAAGACCGTGGGCACGTTCACCGACATCAGCCGCCGCCTGCTGCTGCAGTCGTCCGTCGATGTCGAGGCGCTGGTGCAGCAAGACCTGGCGACCGTGCTGGGCCTGGCCATCCAGCAGGCCGCCATCAACGGCAGCGGCGCCAGCAACCAGCCGTCGGGCCTGCTGACCCGCGTCACGGCGTCGGTCATCGGCGGCGCCAACGGCGCCGCCCCGACCTGGGCCAACATGGTGTCGCTGGAGAGCAACGTGGCCATCGCCAACGCCGACGTGGGCAGCATGGCCTATCTGATGAATGCGCAGACCCGCGGCAAGCTGAAGGGCACCAGCAAGGTGTCGGGCCAGAACGGTTTTGTGTGGGAGGGTGCCGACACGCCGGTCAACGGCTACCGCGCCGGCGTGACCAACGCAGTGCCCAGCAACCTGACCAAGGGCACCAGCTCGGGCGTCTGCTCGGCCATCATCTTCGGCGATTTCTCGCAGCTGATTATTGGCATGTGGGGCACGCTGGACCTGATGGTCGATCCCTACACGGGCAGCTCGGCCGGCACGGTGCGCGTGCGCGCCCTGCAGGATGTGGACGTCAACGTGCGCTACACCGAGAGCTTTGCCACCATGGTTGACGCGCTCAGCGCCTGATTCCAGCCGCTGCGCACCGCCTTGGCCTTCGCTGAAGACCTTGCCCCGTTTTTCGCCGACTTCGGCGACGCCGCCACGCTGGCCGGCGCAGCGGTGCGCGTGATCTTCGATGGCCCGGGCGGCGTGCAGGGCGGCATGACCATCGAGGCGCCCCAGGTGCAGATTGCCACGGCCAGCGTGCCCGCCGCCTACAAGGGCGCCGCGCTGGTGATCGCCACCGGCCGCGGCGCCGGCAGCTACAAGGTACGCGAGCACCTGCCCGACGGCACCGGCATGAGCCTGCTCAGCCTGACCGAGGCCGCCGCATGACCACCGCGTTCAAAGTCCTGGTCGACGCTGTCAGCGCCGCCCTGTCGGCTGCGCCGGCCGTGGCCGGTGGCCGCATCGCCGTGGGCCGCGACAGCAGCGCCGCGCTTGACCAGGCCAGTGATGTCAACATCATTCTGCAGGTGCAGGACGGCCAGCCGTTTGCGCTGAGCAGCGGCCCCACCGACTGGTCGGTCGACGTTGGCGTCGAGATCCGCGCCCGCGGCACCGACACCATCGACGCGCTGGCCGCCATCGACCCCATCATGGAGCAGGTGTACGCCCGCTTGACGGCCATGGCGCTGCCGGCCGGTGTCACCGGCCTGCAGGCCTTTCGCGGCCAGCTTGACGTGCAAGAGGCCGCCACGCCGGTGGCCGCCTGGCAGTTCCTGCTGACTGTGTCCCTGCGCACTGCGCCCGGCAGCCTGACGCTGGCGCCCTGATCCCCGTCTTCAACTTACCCGCATACCGGAGACCACCACCATGGGCCGCCCGATCCGCAAGACCGTCATCCTCGCCAAGCTCGAAACCACCTACGGCACCGACAGCACGCCCATCGGCACCACCGATGCGCTGCTGATCAGCAACCAGAGCATCAACCCCCTGGTGGCACAAAACGTCGACCGTGGCGTGCTGCGCGCCAGCCTGGGCGGCAGCGAGCAGCTGGTCGGCTCCGCCTATGTCGAGTGCAGTTTTGACATCGAAATCGCCGGCAGCGGCACGCCAACCACCGCGCCGGCCTGGGGCAAGATGCTGCGCGCTTGCGGCTTTGCCGAAACCACGCAGACCGCCAGCGTCGACTACACGCCCATCAGCGACATCAGCGGCGTGGCCAGCACGTCGCTGACGATCTACTACTACCTGGACGGCCAGCTGCACAAGCTGTTGGGAGCCCGGGGCACCTTCAGCCTGGAGATGGGCGTGGGCGAGCGGCCGGTGTTCCGCTTCCGGTTCCTGGGCCGCGACGGTGGCCTGACCGCTGCCACCAACCCGGCAGCCACGCTCACCGCCTGGCGCACGCCCCAAGTCGTCAGTGACGCCAACAGCGGCGACGTGACCCTGGGCACGCTGACCTACACCGCCGCCACTGGCGTGCTCAG